CTGCGGCTGCGGGGCGTTCTGGGGATTGTAGCCGCCCATCGGCTGGCCCTGCCCCTGCCGAAGCCTCGCCAGCGCGTCCTCGATCGCCGTGGATGGCGCATTGCCGCCGGGCTGGAATCCACCATATGGAAGCCCCGGCCCCCCACCGCCGCCTGAGAACGACTGCGGGGGACCGGCAGCGGCAGCCTGTGGACCGGGAGGAGGACCGGCAGGCTGTGCGGGCATGCTCGCCTGGCCCGGCGGCGGCGCCTGTGGTCCCTGCGGACCTATGCCGGGAATGCCCGGAATGGGTCCCGACTGAGGCTGGAATTGGAACGCTTTGCCCAAGGCCTGCATCCCCATCAGGTCGTAGGCCTTCGTCTGGTCGTCGGCGTAGTTCTTGGCAAAGCTGCCGGCTGTAGCCGTCAGGGCACCAAATGGATTGAACATGGCTCACCCGCCGCCCTTTCCGAGGCCACCCCCGCCCCCGCTCGGCCATGATGGCATCCCCATAGCGGTCGATGTGGCAAAGCTGAGCGCCTTGCCAACATCGTTGAACATCGCCTGTTGCTGGTCGAATGCCTGCTTGGACTGGTTGAGGCCGAACTGACCCAAACCAAGCTGCGCCTGGTTGCCAGCGTTCTGCGCCCCCGTGCCCCAGCCAAGATAGTTGAGGTAATCCTGAATCTGCTGCTGCGGGATCTGCGCCCCCGCCGCCCCGAATTGACCGATCTGGCCCAGCGCCCCAAGCTGACCCTGTCCAATCCCCTGGGAGGTTTGGTAGGGTAGCGCAGAAGCCCCGTAGTAAGCGCCAGGCGCTCCGGCCTGCAATCCCGCCCCCTGGCCGACAAGCCCACCAGCGGCCTGCCCTCCTTGAATCTGGCGCTGAAGCTGCTGGTTCTGCCAGTCGATGTTGAAGTTGCCGAGCGCCTGGTTTTCGAGCCCGGCCCCGTAGGGCGTGTTGGCGATGCCCCGCGCTGACTCTCCGGCACGGGTCTGGTCCTGAAGTTGCTGGACCGTTCGATTATAGAGCGCCGACTGAGGGTCGAATGCCGTGTTGGCAATCTGACCGCCCAGCCCCATCAGCCCGCCGCCAGCCCCATATGCGCCCAATGCAGCGCCCTGCCCCAACTGAGAGGCTGTCCCGGCCCCCTGCTGGAAGCCCTGCGCATTTGGGTCGCCGACCAACCCCTGACCGATCCCCTGGTACTGCGGAAACAGGCCCTGATAAGCGTTGAACTGTCCAAGCCCGCCAATGCCCTGCATCGTCAGTTGATCAGCGCCGCCAAGGCTGGCAGGATTGTAGCTGCTGATCTGCGGCGTCGGAACTTTCGAGGCCGGCGGATTGAGAAAGTCAAAAAACCCCATGACAGCCTCCTAGGGCCGTCAGGCAGCCCGCGGCCCGATGACAGGCGGCATTACGCCCGGATTGCTGCGGGTAGGCTCGGCATTGACCGAGCCGCCCTTGGGCTTTGGCTCCACCGCCGACGGGGAGCAATTGTGCATCCCCTTCTGGTGGATCGAGGTCTCGGGCCGATTGGCATGGCCGGAGGGTGATTTGTTCTTCATGGCGTTGCCTTCGGGCTAAGAGGTTCCGGCTCAGAGGGGAACGCCATCGCCGACGGATCAGACTCCGCCTCGGGCGCCGGATCCTCGACCGGGGCATCCGGATCCTTCGGGGGCTCGATCTCCTCGACGCCGATCAGCATTCCGTTACGATTGAATGTTGCGACGTGATCGCCGACGTAAACCCGGCACATGCTGTAGTCATCCGGATCGGCATCAAACCGCAGGGTCATGTCGCCGATCGCGACCGACTGAACCGCGCAAGAAAACGTGTGCATGTGTTCCTCCTTTACCGGATAGCCTCGACCAGGAAGCCCGTCCCCGTCACGTCGGAGGCCGTTCCGGCCGTGGTCGTGGTGCATTTGATCGTGATGGCATTCGCCAGCGTTTCGGTGGCCGACGAGCTCGTCGGAGTCACTGCCGTGGTATCGACGAGGCCCCACGAATCGATCCCCTGCGCCGTTGCCGTCTGACGCATGGCCGTCAGCTGCAACCGCCAGCCCTTGTTGCTGGTTGCCGCGGTGGGTGTCGTGATCGCCGACGATCCGAAATAGAGTTTCTGGGCCTTGTTGTCGGAGTTGGTCGCATCCACGCCCCAGCAGGTGATGCGAACCGAGTCGCCAGCATTCGCCAACAGCCCGCCCGGCAGGGTGTACGAATAGAGGGTCTGTTCCGCGGAGGTCGCCGAACTGGCAACCGAGACCGCCCCCACCCCGATACGGCTGACCGATGTGTTGATCGACTGGATCAGCGTGTTGATGGTGGCATTCAACTGGCTCGGGTCCTGTGCCCCGGTCACCAGGGACAGGTTGGCAGCGACCACGATCGAGGTGGCGCCGACGAAGGCGCCGAATGACGCCAGAATCTTATTGAGCATGGTCACCCTCCGAGGGATGCCTTACATCCCGGTTGAACACTACGTTGTAACGCCTTGAAACTCAATACGCCCTAGTTTGCGTTGACCGAGTCCTTGTAGCCGGTGGCATAGACAACCACCGCAGTGGCGGTTCCGGCCCAGTAGATTGCCTGGGAGGCCCCGAACACGATGTCAAAACTCGCCGTGTTGTTGAATGTCGTCTGCCCCGTGGCCACCGCTATGGAGCCACCCTGCACCGCGGCCACATTGCTGGAAGTCGGGAAGGGGTTGCCGGTGACGGCGACGGCACTGGTGGTTACACCCGCAACCGACAAGCCGCCGCGGATCTTGGTCGCGGTCGTCGGCACAACAGAGGTGACCGACTGTGTCGTCCAGCCGTTCACGCCAGGTCCCGTCCCGGAGAAGATCACCGGATAGGCAGTGTTGTTCGTGCTGTTGTCAGGTTTCCATTCAATCTCGTTGCCGCGCTGGAAGGACCGCAGGAAGTTTCCGGCCGAATCCGTCCGCATCGCACCCATGTAGGCCGAATAGGCGTAGCCGGCCGGCAAGGTCGGCGCGCTTGCGCTGGTCGACCCCAGCCCCGCCATCGCGGTGCCGTTGGAGATCATGTAGAGGTAGACCCAGCCGCTGGTTGGACGCGACTCCCCGTCCATCCCGTTCGCTGTGCTGGTGACGGTTCCGGTTGTCGTGTTGATCGTGAAGCTGATCGCGGTCGCATAGAACGGAACCGTTCCATTGAGCACCACGCCGCTCGCCGCCGTCACATCGATATTGGTGTTTGGCGTACCTGAGTTGTTGGTGATGGTAAGGCGATTGAAGCCGGCATTTGGTGTCGGGGTGACGACCGCCGTACCATTGGCGCGCGTGTACTGGATAACCTGCCAGTTTCCAGCCCCGAGATAGAGAGCCCACCCGCTGTCGTTTGCCGCCGTCGTGATATTGGCCGCGCCCGGCAGAATCAGGCTTGTCGCATTGTAGGTGAGCGTTAGGACTCCGGTGAAGCCAATCCGGTAGAGCGGGAAGTTTTCATCTGCGTTCGACCCGAACGACGTAATCGTGGTCGTCCCAGTGATGCTGGCGTTGTGGTTGACGGCAAGTGAGAGATCGACGGTCCCGGTTGACACAAGTGACGTGACAAGGCCAATTCCGCCAAGTTGAGACGAGACGCCGAACAGATGGAAGCTGTTATCAGCCGAATGGTAGACCAACATATTCCACTGGCCGGACAGAATCTCGCCACCGACAAGCGCCTGATCTCCGGATGGGGTCTGGATCTTGATCGCCAGCGCGCCGGACCCCGCGACGTTGATGGTGGCGGCACCCGTGTTGGCAAATCCGGCGAGGAATAGAACCTGATTTCCGTTGACCAGAGAAAACCCTGCCGGGACCACAGGTGTCAGAACCTGCGCGTTGGCCGATCCGGTAGACGTGCCGCCGACATAGAGCGTCGTTCCGCCCTGCGCGGGGGTGATCGGGACGGCGAGGGCCGTCAAAGCCGTAATATCGCTGTTGACGCCGGAGGCCGCCGCGTTCTGCAGCGAGGTCGTGATGGCGTTGAAATTCGCCATCACCTGCGTGGCGTCGGCAGTCGTGTTGTTCTGCAGGTTGAATGGCGGAGTGTATGAAACGCTCATGCGGCGTCACTTTGTTGGAGGTAGCCAAGCTGCTCGTATTTCAGGTGCATCATGCCGACACGAGTCGATGACGATGACCGGCCGGTGAGCGATATCTGCATCCTCCTAAACACGACAGGCGCCGGCCAGGGAAGCCGTCGCGGAAACAGGACGCTCGTCGCCCCGCCCCACAGTGCATTGCCCCAGGTGAACTGCCCCCAGATGCTCGACGTGGATGTGTTGCTCAATGTTACGGACTGCAGGACCGCGCCGTTATGATTGAGCGCAAACACCGAATACGACCCGCCGGGCGTCTGCCCCATGTAGATCGTCGTCTCGATCATCGCATTCTCGCTCATCTGGTTCGGGTCCGGCAACATGCAGGAGGTCCAGATGAACGACAGCGCCGAACCGTTCTCGGTATATGTCGAGGTGGAGCTCTGCACGAAGTCGGAGCGCCAGAGCGATCCCGTAACATTGACCGGAGCAGTTATGAACGTGTTGTTCCACGGCCCGATGCAAGAGGACGGGAAAGTGTGAGGTCCCGACCAGATCTGCCGCGTCATGTCGTACCAGTACTCGACGGTCGCGGAATCAGGCAAAGATCCGTCCTGCGTCGTGATTCGGTAGACTAGGCCGTTGGCTGCAGCATACATTCGGGACGGGATGACAGAGTAGATAAACGGAAGAGTCTTTCCCATGCCGTCGGTGCCGATCGGATCGCCGACGTTTCCGTTGAAGTCGATCATCCGCAGGCCATCAGGCGCAATGAACGCCAAGCCCTTCGGGGTCGGACAGATCGAGTTCGGCGCCAGCGTCCCGGTCGCGACGTTGAGAGCGTTCTTGGACAGCGGGCTCGAGGCCGATGCCGCGTCTCCGGTTATCTGGTACATATTCTGCACGCCCTTGAACACGATCAGGGCCTGAACGATGCCGCCGAGCTGGTTGTTGAGCGGCAATCCACCGAGAGCAGTCAATGGAACATTGTCGTCGAAGGTCAGAACCTGGTTGGCATTTGTCACGGTGCGCGGCACTAAAACATCCGAGAAGATCACCGCCGGCTGTCCGGTCAGGGGGTTGGTGATCCAGTAGGCGCGACCGTTGAAGTTCTCGACACACGACGGTGGAGTTGAGAACGTCACGAGGCCAGTCAGATTTCCGCCGTTCCAGGTGATCGCGCTCGGATTGGCGATGTCGAACCATCCGAAATAAACGCCGCCGGCTCCGGTGAACCCAGGATGGGTCACCAGGAGTTCATGACCGACGAGCGCCATCTTCGGCGGGACCCAGGCCCCAGTCGTCGTCGGGCTTGCCGGCGTATTGGCTGCTGTCACTCCAGTGATGGTCGCAAAAGCGTTGGTTGCCAGATTGTAGGCGAATGGCTGGTCGTGGCCAGAGGTCAAGCCAGTCGCAACCATTCCGTAGGCCATGTTCCCGATGACCTTGAGGCACGAGATCATTCCGATCGGCGCCGGGAAGATGGCGCTGCCACCCCCGAATCCAGGGCTAAACCCGCTCGAGAAAGGATCTCCTGAGCTTCCAGTCGAAAAATTGACCAGTTCGATTGAGGCGGGTCTGCATTGCCACAGCGCCCGAGTCGATGGATCTGGAACAAGATTTTGCAACGACGACATCGCGCCCGAGAACACAGTCGAACCGTCCAGCGTGTCCGAGAGACCGCGCGGGTTGAAGGTCAAGGGTGTCGAGCGGCGAAGACTCATTGCTTCGGCGGCTCCTTCTTCGGCTCGTACTTATCCTGTAGCGCCTTGATCTGCGCCTGAAGACCGATGATCTGCGTCTGCAGATCGGCATTCATCTGTGTCAACAGACCTATCTGACGGCCGAGGTTCATCGCGGCCTCCTGCACCGGGCTGAACTGCTGCTGCGCCAGAGCAGAGGCTGGAGAGATGGCCACAATGATTGCCAGCATTCTAAGAATCTTCATCTCAAACTCCGTAGCAGGAGTAATCTATCACGCTGCTGTCATGAGCTGTCTGCGTCAAGGTGATTGCGGTTGTGCTTGTCGCATACCCCATCGCAGCAAGGTTACCTCTCCACGTCACGACGCATGTAGGGGCGGAGATATACGCAACATTGAACGTGATGGTGCAGCCGGCAGGAGTTCCTGTGCCCGTAGTTACGGTCCCGGCAATGTCAGTCGACGCCGAAGTGATTGTCGGGCTTGTTCCGCAAGAACTCAATGCCGGAGTGGCAGGTTGAAGGAAAACAAGATGCGTTGATGTCGGAGCAAACTCCATTCGCTTGACGTTATTTGTAAAGAAGTCCAGAGCAACGGCGACCTGTGTGCCGAAGATCGTTGACGTACAAGTCACGCACCACGCATAGACACCACCTCCGGCATCCACTCCATAAAGAGACTCACCGTTGACGTTGCGCTGAACCATGAACCTCTGGTTTGCATCACTGGGAGCCGCCGGAGCATTGGTGGATGGTCCGTAAATGAAGGTCGTATGAGGAGTGTAACCGCCAGCGTTTAACTGGACGTTGAAGCTCAGATTTGTCCATGGATCCGCTGTGCTCTGGACTGGCCTGTTGTCGATCGTCCAATCGACCGTTTCACTTGCGCCGCCACCATTTGTTCTCCATCCATGTCCCGTAAACCGAAGGCGAGGAGAGAACTGCTGCGCTCCCGCTGAAGCCGCTGACGTGTTCTGTAGGATTACCGAATCTGAAGGTGTAGATCCGATGCCGCTTCCAGTTCCGGAAACAACGAATGCGCTTCCAGGACCGGTGATAAAATTTCCGCCAGAAATAGTAAGGTTCGTCGCATAGATGAAGTCCTTCATCGTTTGCGAACCAATCACCTCTATCGCACGCCCGTTGGTGGAATCAAGCGGAGCAGAACCGTAATTCGTTGCATCGAACGCAATTCCGGACTTCCATCCGGGCGAACTTGCTGTATTTCCCATAGAGATCGCAGAATCGAACGTCGCACCCTGCGATCCTCCAGCGCCGCTGATATCCGAAATCTGCAGTCCGCTGCGCTCGGACAGGCTCGATCCCGAAAGGGTTTGGACCGTTATCTCGATGCCCGCACATTCGGCGATGTTCGTCGCGCTGGCGCCCAGCGTGCATGCCGGATTGATTCCAATGACGGCACCCTTGGCGCCAGCCCCGGTGTTGGTGCCGTTGTCTGCGGTATTGGCCTGTGCATTGAACTGACCGGCAACGTAGAAGTGAGCCGAATTGGATGCGTTGGTTGCAGATGTCAGTGTGACGCCAGCCTGGATAGCTTGCCGGTTTCCCTGTGATGCTCCTCCACCGTAGTTGAGTTGGACATTGAGTCCGTTCCCGGTGAAGGCGCCAAGGTTGGCAACGTCGGTGAACAGAAACTGATTGAACTGCTGGCTAGATCCGGCGGAACCTGAAACTGTCTGGGCAACATCGATAGCGCGCGAGAGAGAGTTTGGTGCCCCAGTTATTGTCACGGCAACGCCAGTCGATGGGGCGTATGTTCTGTTTCCGGTATAGGTGCAACTTGCTGCAAGGTTAAGTCCAGGCGCCGCATCCGATCGCATGGCCGACGATGCCGCGCCATTGACCGTCGTGCATCCAACCGTTGCCGTAGGATTGGCAAACGAAATGGACGCACTGGCGCTCGTCATCACCTGATAGTTGGTGCCGTCCGAAACAACATAGACGGATTCGTTCTGAGCCACGGAAATCGAGGTTGTTCCGTTGATGGTCGAAACCGTCGGCGTAATCGTTGCGGTTCCGACGCCCAGATTCTTGAGGTAGAAATTGAACGTCGCGAACGATCCTGTCGCTTGCGGGAGAGTGACGGCAATCGCGCTGCCGTTGCTGGTCGTCACCATCTTCCCGTAGTCGGAAACCTGGATCGTGTAGGATGTTCCGGCTTGGGCATTGACGAGAGGTGCCTGCTGCCACGAATTGATCTGATCGATCGCGGTGGACCGCAGAATTGCAGGCGTGATCGCTCCCGTAGTGTTGTCGGGATAGTTGGTGTTGACCTCGGTGGTCAGGGTGGCCTTGCTCGACTGCGCATAGGCAGGAGTGGCCAAGATCAGAGAGAGCAGGATAAGACGGTATTTCATTACCTACCAGCCGATCTGTTTTGTGTTCCGAACACTGGCTATTGAAGCCTTGAACAGGCGGCGATCCAGTTCTACGGTCTTCGGCGCAGTCTCCGGATCGTCCTTCATCTTGAGGTACGATCGCAGGAGTGCCGCGGCGCTGCCGGGCTGATCCTTGTCCGGATCTGGATCGCCGATCAGGGCCTGCCAGCGGTCGTCGTTGGCGATCTTGCACATCTCGCCCGCGACCTTGGTGATGAGATAGTTTGTGTTGGGAAACCACGGCACGTCGGCGGTTGTCACGTCCGGCATCTGCGGATTGTAGCGGATTGTCGCCGGGTAGGCGCCGGAAGCAGGCGGCCACACGTAGAGGCCGGGCTGCTGACCGGCAACCTGCGTCACATCCACATAGGCTAGATAGGGATACGACTGCAGCCCCGGCTGCTGCACGAAGGTATCGAACTCCTCCTGCGTCACGCCGATGAGTTTGTAGGGCACCTGGACGATGAAATAGAACGATCCGTTGCGGTGCAGGCGTAGGAAGTCGGCCGGCATGGTGTTCGGGCCGGAGCCCGGCGCATATCCGTTGCCGTTGGCGCTGGTCGAAAAATTGAAGGTGAACGTCTTGCGGATGACGTTGAAGTCGTAGTCCTGGGCGAGTTCCTGGAGGGTGGCGTTGAGGAAGTTGAGCGCCTGGGAGGTCATCCCAGGCGTTTTCGCTATCTGGCAAGCGAGATCGATGATCTGTGCTGCGGTAAGGGCCACACTCTCACGCTCCGATCATCGCCTCGTAGTCGGCGATGTCCTTCTGAACCTTGGCGATTCGCTTCTTGCACTCTTCGGCGTGAGTGTAGGCCTGCGCCTGCTCCTGCCGCTGTTTGGCGGACAGGGCGACATCCCCCTTGCGACCGCCTCCGTTCCACTCGCGCTTGATATTCTCGTCGACCTGCGCCATCCGGACGGCGTGGTCCGAGGCCAGTTTTTGCTCCTGCTCGAGCTGGAGCTTCAACTGCTGAATGGCCCCGAAGGCAAACTGCCGTTCCGACGCAACCCGGATCTTGTCCAGCGTGGCGTTGAGTTCCTTCGGGTCGCAGTCGCGACCGACGAACGACTGCATGACAAGCGCCTTCTTGCCGGGCAGTTCGACCGTGTACGAAATCCCGATCGACGGGATCTTATCGATGTCTTCCATGGTTCTCAGGCCCTCAGGAGTTGACTGGTGTTGATCACCGCTGCGCCGCTCTCGCCGACCGGAATGACGCGGGCGCCGCGCGTCTTTCGGTAGAAGTTCTCGCTCTTGCCGTCGATCTCGGACTGGTGCCCCCACGTCCGCTGCATGATCTCTCGGAACACGGTCGCGAGCGAGGTCGCCACCGTATAGGTTTGCCCCTGAAGATACGACCGGCCGTTGATGGTAATCTTGTCGGCATAGGGCGCCAGATCGATGGTGATGCGCTCCTGGACCTCGGACAAGCCCTGCTTCTCGCGCTCCTGCTTGCGCAGTTTCTCCTTGAGCGCCTTCTTGGCCGCTTCCTTGCGTTCCTCGGCGATCTCCTCCTGGATCTCGCCGGAGAGTTCCTGGACCTCGACCTCGGTCAGTAGATCGGCGTCGAGAACCGGCTGATCGTCGGCAAACAGTTTCTTCTTGGGAGGTGCCATGTGTCAGTCCTCAGGCGTGGGTCCAGCCGGAGCCGGCGATAGAGTTGGCGGAGACAAGGATCGGCCATCCGTTGGCGTCGACCCCGACGTAGTCGCCCGGCAGGACCTTCAGGACGCCCCGGTTCGGGACGTAGAGAAGGCCCGCCTGCGAGAAGGCGCCCGGCCAGATCGGATGGGCGATGTTCTTGTCGTCCTTGATGAGAACGGTAATCCCGCCCACGTCCGCCGTGGAGGTCGATGCCGTCCAGCCGTTGATCGAGGTCAGGCCGGAGTTCGACGTTGTTCCGAGGGTGCCAAGGGCCATTCGGTGCCCCTATCAGCCGAAGGTCGCGTTGAAGGCCGAGACCGACTCGATCCGCATGAAGAACTGCTGATTCTCGATCAGGGTGCCGTAGAAACACTTCCAGCCAACCACGCGGAGCTGATTCAGGGGGTCGCTCTTGTCGGCCTCTTTCAGGTACGTGAATTTCACGTCATCGAGCATGACCTGCCCGTAGGCGCCGCGGCCGATGATGTAGGTCGGATAGACGGTCAGGCCATTGGCAGGCGCCGCCGGAGGCTGCTGAGCGGTGCCGAGGCCGGTCACCACGATGGTCGAGCCGGCGGCAATCTGCGTGGCCTGACCCTGCAGCGGGCCGACGGTCGGGCCAGAAGTCGACAG